CGCAACACTCATCTCTGGTACTCCTGGCTCCAGGCGAAGCGCTCTGCGCTGCCTGCCTCTGAAGCCATTGTGGAGGAGACGTACAAAAAGCATTTGGTTGCTTTGACGTCTCTGGATCCTGGTGTCGATTCGACAATCGACAAAATATTCTCGGATCCCTGCTTCCAACGTGTTCTTGAGAAGACACGGAGCAGTCTCACGGAATTGTTCCGGAGTATTCCCTCCTTCCCCTCTCTTGCTCCCTCGACATCTGCGTGTTATGAACTACCGCGGTCGATGGGGGGACAGCAGACGACTCTGGTCGTCTTGTCTGGTCTCGAGAGTGAGATATATGAGGAGGAGAATCGTGAGGTTGCGTCAGACGACGGCGGTAGCCTTGTCTCAGACGACCCCCCTTCCGCCACTGGCGGGGATGAGATTGGTTCGGTGGAGTCGGTGACACTGTCACAGAAGTCGACTCCTTTCCTCCGAACTGGTGATCTCCTCGTTAGGATGCGTTTCTACCCTGTGGTTCATCGTTTCGGCGGCTACGGCCGCATGACGAACGTTTGTGCCGAGGTTCGTGAGAAGCCTGGACGGGAGGATTGGGTTTCGCTCCACAACGTGTATTTGAATCGCACTTATGGTCGACCGCTTCGTGCGGTGATCCAGGCTGTGCTGGAGCCTTTCAAGGTTCGCGTGATCTCTAAGGGTGAGTCTTTGCCCTACTACGCGATGAGGCCTATCCAGCAGGCCCTCCATGGTGCACTGCGACACATGCCCTGTTTCCGATTAATCGGAAGACCTTTCTCGCCCACAGATGTGCTCGATCTTGCCGTGAAGGCTGAGAGCTCTTGGGAGTGGTTTTCCGTTGACTATTCTGCTGCTACTGACGGTCTTTCCTGGAAGTACTCAGGGCGCATCCTGCGCTTCCTATTGGGTAACTTGGACCAGAGGACCTACGATTACGCCCTTCGCGTTCTCGGCCCCCACGAACTTCTCTATCCTCAGCGGAGGAAGGATAAGTGGGGTGCGCCAGTATCCAAAGGCATACAGACTAATGGTCAGCTCATGGGCTCGATCCTTTCTTTCCCTATACTCTGCCTCGCCAATCTTGGAGTCTATCTCAAGGTTTCGGCCGGTTTCCAGCGTGGCTGGTCCGATGAGGAGAGGTTGAATCACGTTCTCGTGAACGGCGACGATATGGTTTATGCTGCACCTCCCGCACTTTGGGGGAAGCACACCAGCGTCGCTGGGAAGGTCGGGCTCAAGATGAGCGTCGGGAAGGCTTATCGGCATCCGACATACCTCAATGTCAATAGTACTAGCTGTCACTACGCGCTTCAAGGAGCGCGACTCATGCCCAGAGGAGGTGTTTATCCTCCATGGGGTGAGGGCCCGGAAGAGATTCCGGGCGGCTGTCCCTCTTCAGTCAATAATCCTGTCTTTCAGGTGACGAAGGGGCGTCGCGGTTTCATTCCGGACGAAAGTTATGGTGGCGTGATGCGTACTCCCTGGCAGATCGATTTCCTTAATGTAGGCCTTTTCTTTGGCCAGCACAAGGTGCTTGGAAAATCCGATGACCAGGATAGTGAGGTGTTCTTTTCGGAGCGAGAGTCTTTACAACTCGCAGCTGCGCACTATGGTGCCGACCCCGCGGCCGGCTACTGTGCGAACGTTAACCGCCTTCTGGCGGGGGCACTGCCCGGAAAGCAGGCCTGGCTCTTGGGTCGCTTCCTTGCGCTTAACAGTGCAGAGGTGGCCCGCGAGTGTTTGGTTTCAGTCGATTTTGCTGACCGCACTCGTCTTCGGACACGCAATATGTTCCTTCCTATATCCCTCGGTGGGATGGGGATCAATCCTCCTGTATCATGGAGATGGCGTGTGTCTGAGAATGATCGTAAATTTGCCTCAACGCTTGCGTTATCCTCTTCCTTGCGACCTTCCTTTGGTCGGCCCATTCCAGGATACGAGCCTCAGTCTATGGATGAGGTCTCGTGCCCGTGGGTTGAGAAGAGAGAATGGCTTCCCCTTGGTATGGACCAATGTCGTCCTTGGGGTTCGGTCAAATCAGTTTCGAAGAAGATGATCAAGGTCCCGTATTACGGGTGGTGCTCCTCGCCGTCGGCGGTTGCACGTTGATCTGAGGGGGGCGTTGCCCTCTCCCTCTGTTGTCTGGACGGACCTGAGCAAGTCTTAAAACTGCTCCCCGACTGTTGGCGCCTGCCCTCTCTTCGGAGGGGGGTCTGAACCGCGACAGCCTGGGTATTGGGTTTTCCAGTGTAAACCGTCCAAAACGTTTTCTACGGTGGTTCTGTGTTAGCCACCGTGTGATGTTAACATTTACGTGCTAAGTGCCCCTGAGTGAACATGGGCTAAATGCCGAGAGACTACACGGATGGGCGCGTGGCCCTAAGCGGAGTATGGGGAGTATGACGAAGTTGTTAGTCGCCGCCTTCGGGCTGGAGCGCTTTCTTAGTTCTATGCTCTCACGAAACGTGCCATGCGTTCTGGAAGATGAATAGTCCGGTTTGTTCAGCCGGATCCAATACATGAACAAGTCCAACAACAATAATTCCCTCACTCGTCCGGTAGCTAACCGGAATGCCACGACCAGTCAATCGGTCGGAGCTAGGAAGCCGTGGAACCCAGTACAGGGTCGCGGCCGTGGTCCACGACCACAGATGGCTAATCGAAGTCCGGGACTCCCCAGTCTCGGTGCATCAGCAGCTCGGCCGCCCCGCGGCCAGATCGGAGTAGCAGCGGCTTACGCCACGGGACAGTCCCAGCGTGCCCCTGTTGTCGTTGCCTCGCGTGATCAGGCGCGTATCGTCCACCGTGAGCTCATTGGCTCCATGACAGGCTCAGTTGCCTTCGCGGTGGCGCAGACGATACCTCTAAACCCGGGAATGGCGACGTTCGCCCCCTGGTTGTCCTCTCAGGCTGCGGCCTGGGAGAGGTACCGCTTCAACAAACTCCGGTTTTGTTACTATACCCGCACGGGATCCAACGTGCCCGGGTCGATGCTTCTCGTCCCAGACTACGACGCAGCGGATGCTGCGCCGGTCTCTGAGCAGGTTGCTTCCAGCTACGAAGACGTCGAGGAAGACGCTCCGTGGAAGGATATCTGCTGCGTGCTCAAGCCCTCAAGTCTGCACGCTCTGGGGCCGTCCAAGTTCATTCGTTCGGCCGCGCTCGCGGCGAACCTCGACATCAAGACCTATGATGCCGGCAACATGTTTGCATGCACTACGGATGGCACTGCCGTCAACTGGGGTAAGCTCTGGGTGGAGTATGATGTCACACTGCTCACTCCCCAGCTCAACCCCGCCGGCTCCTCCGGCGCCGCCCTGCATCTTTCGGGCGGCGGCCCTACGACTGCCAACAT